TACGTATGCATGGATTTACAATTTCTGATAGGGTATGGCGAGTTGCGCGCACGGCTAACCGTTTTATGGAAACAGTCATCGAGAAAGGTTTGCTACAGGGTGTTTCTGCGGCAAAACAAGCACGCGTACTACAAGACGCACTAATTGAACCACATAAGTTATTTCGCCGCGTTAGAAACAAGAAAACAGGCAAATTACAACTAAGTAACCCCGCGTTGCAATATCATCCGGGCAGGGGTGTGTACCGCAGCTCTTATCAGAATGCTTATCGACTTGCACGAACAGAGATTAATCATGCGTACAGATACGCAGAGCATATTAGAATGAAACAAATACCATTTATTACGGGATATACCGTACACTTATCAGGTAGTCACCTTATTTCTGATATATGCGATGACATGCAAGGTATTTACCCGAAGAATTTTAAATTCATTGGTTGGCATCCGGCATGTTTATGCTACTCTACGCCGATTCTTTTAAAAAAACGTGATTTTAAGAAGTTTTTAAAATCAAAAAATGTTCCGCACTCAGCTTATCTCACGAAGATACCGAGAAGGGCTGAGAATTATATAAAAACAAACAAAAAAACCATAAAAAAATATAAGAAACTTCCCTATTGGTATTCATTAAATAGTGATTATGTATAAAATCTTATTGCATATTATAAGTAAACATAATATATTTACACTTTAAATTTTCACAATGAAAAAAGAACTAATTAAATTACTTATCGCTGGTGGCATGCCCGCGAAGTTAGCAGCAACTCTAAGTGGGTTCGTTACGGTAGAAACAACTACCGATGTAGAAACAACCGCTACGGCACTTTTGACTGACTACAACCCACCTGAGCAGCCGCAAACGGAACAAGAGCTTAATACATTGGCAGAACAAGCCGCTGCGGATGCTGTAGCTGAGTACGAACAACAGTACAATTTACAGAATGGAGTACCGCGTACCACACCCACACCGGAACCACAAACACCTGAGAATGTTATGGTTCCCGAAATGGTGGCGATGCAAGCTATGGTGGCGGAATTGACTAAAACGGTTTCTGCGCTCGCCGCACAAACCCAGCAACAACAACGTAGTGCCGTTGTATCAGAAGCCCTAACTGCCGCGCAAATACCCGAGAAAGCGCAGCACTTCTACAATGATAAAGCATTAACTGGCGAAGAATTGGCAACTGATATAGCTACATTTGCGGCAGAGTTGAAAGCTGCGGGCTTGGCAGACCAACCACAGCCACAAAGTCATGGTATTGCAATTAATATGGAAACAGCGGCGTTGTCTGCGGCAGAAAAACGCAATACAAATGCGCAAAATACTTCCGGAATAAGCGGAATACAATTATAATTTCTAAACTTTTCTAAATTTTTAAACAATGAGAAACACACATTTATTTATTTTGACGGCTCTTGTGCTAACAGCACTTATGAATATGTATGTACCCACGCCCGAGACGCCTGTTATTCTTGGTGCGCTTGGTATAGTTGCGGTCGGAGAAACCGTACAACCTGTGGTATTCGACACGGTAATAGAAGACTGGGTAGGTGGTGCTATCGTGGCGCGTTCTACGATAGCTACCAACGTTAAATGGCTCCAAGCGGGTTGTTTTCTGTACATTAACGAGGGATTAGCCATACCCATAAAATCTTCTATAATCTTAGCTGGTACAACCGCAACTGCGTTACGTGTGAAAAAAAATCAATTATGGAAAGTAGGTGATTTTCTTATGCAAACCGTTGGTAGCGATTCTGTAGAAATTACGGCAATAGACACAACGGCAGCGGAATATGACGTACTAACTATTGCAACATTAGGCAGTACCTTAGTCGCGGGGAATGTAGTAACAGAAGCAACGAATGCTGGCGCAAGTGGTGTGCTTAAATACGTACCAAATGCAATACTACAAACCACTACCAATGTAGAAGAAGCGAATAATACTGTTTCTGGTGTTGTGCGTGGTTCTGTACGTACCGAAGCACTACCTTACGGAACAAATAGCGATTTACAGGGTTCTGTAACGTTAATACGTTTTGTTTAAGTTTCTTACACAATTCACATAGTTTTAAACCACTTAATTAAATAATCACACTTATGGAACGTACTTTAATACAGGATATTACAGAGAAAGGGCTGCAAGTTTACTTTAACGAACGGAAATACCCATCAATGTACTACCCTACATTTTTCCCATTTAAAACCGTTTTCTCGTTAGATTATAAAACACTAATTGGCGAGATTGGTGCACCAGTTGCGGCTGACGTAATTGCGTACGATGCTTCCGCACCTTTGAAAACGCGCAAAGTTGTTTCTTCTCTATCGGGTAGTATCCCGAAAATTGCGGTGAAACGCAAAATGAAAGAGTCAGACTTGTTGCAATACCACACGCTCCGACAATTAGCCAATGCTGACGAAGAACAGTTGTTGAATTTGATTTATAGCGATTTGGATTTTGTTGTTGAATCAGTTGCCGCGCGCATGGAATATTTGGCACTGAAAATCATATCACAGACCAAACTAAGTTTATCTATTTCGGAAAACAACGGTATTGTTACCGAAGAAGCCATTGACTTCTTAATGCCCGCTGATAATAAATTTGGTGCGGACGTTGTTTGGTCTGCCGCAAACGCAACAACTATGACTCCAATCGATGATTTTAAAGCGGTTGTAGAAGAGGCAGAAAGTAATGCTGACCTTGTGCAATATGCGCTAATGGACACGGTGACTTTCCGCTTGTTTACAAAATCAAAACAAGTGCAAGACCACGTTAAAACCTATGGGCAAATCACTGCAAGCGGTGTTGTACCATTTATGTCACTCGACTATGTAAATGCCGCGCTAACAGCCTCAGATTTACCACAGATAATTGTTGTAAAACAAGCTATTAATATTGAATCTAAGAGCGGTGATTTTGTGAAAGTTAATCCATGGAATAGTCAATATGTTACATTCATTCCGCAGTCAATTCTTGGTAACATGCTCGCCGCACCTATCGCGGAAGAGTTACATAAACCGGAACAAGTTTTACAAGTGAAAACTAATAACATATTAGTTTCGAGGTACTCAAACGTAGACCCTGTTACAGAGTTTACCAAAGGCGAGATAAATGCTTTTCCGAGTTGGAAAAACATTCAAAATTGCTACTCATTAGACCGGAACCACACTACTTGGAATTAGTATTATGACTATTCAAGACGTACTGAATTTACATGTAAACCAACCCGATATAGCAGCCGCGAGTCTATCGCGCGTTGCTATGGACGGTTCTGTAACGTTCGACAATACAACTGATATGAATGTATTTGATGTAGCGCGGGCGTACGCGTACAAGACACTGGCAGCGCAACCTGACTGGTCTGAAGACGGTTTATCAGCTAAGTATAATAGAGCATACTTAATTTCTGAGGCAAATCGTATATTCTCAGCGCAAGGGATGGCAGATGAGGTAATAGGTGCACCAACCATAATTTCAAAAACAAACCAATGGTAACAAGGTATCCGCATAGTATTCAGCTGCAAACAGCGGGAACGACTATAACAGATAGTCATGGCAACCTTTCTATCGTAGAAGCCGAGAAAATCACGGTTTCTGCGCGCGTAAAACTTGCAAACCAACACAATGTACGCGAGGGTGAGTTTAGTGTTGGTTTCAACTACAAAATTACGGCATCGATGCCTATTCAGGAGCATAATTATACTAACGGTTTCTTAACATTTGAACATCAAACATACCGTATAGTAAGGTTTCACACCTACCAAAACAGAAGCAAGGTATGGGCAGACTAAAATCAAATATATATGCGGCGTGGGCGGAGGCTGATATACGTGAAATGTTTGCGCAATTACAGAAACGCGCGTACACAGAACAATTACACACATTAACCTACATCGGAGAACAGTTTGTAGTTCGTGCGCGAGAGATACGAACGTACCACGATATTACGGGGAATTTACGTGCAAGTATCGGTTATGTAATTTTGAAAGACGGTAAAATTCTAAAAGCAACAAAAGTAGAGCGTTTTGATTTAATTGCTGATTATATAGTGCGCGAAGTGCAGAAATATCGTGGGCTGGTGCTTATCGGGTTTGCTGGTATGGAATACGCCGCTGCGGTAGAAGCTAAGAATTATGACGTGATTACTAACTCTGTACCAACAAGACAAGTACTATCACAATTACTAAAATGACCACAGACAGCACGATATTAGGAATTTTGTACACACGGCTTAATACGCCCGAAATGGCGAAATTATTAAGCGGTACTATTTGGAAAGTGCGCAAGCCAGCCAATCGTAGAGAGACAGATATAGTTATCGGTATGCTGCAAAATATCACACACGAGAACAGCCATTTAAACAACGGCATAATTAATATTAACACATACATACCCTTACTACAAGATAGTACGGTAAACACCACAGAAATAGAGAAAATCCACGAACTTATAATTAAACTATTAGCTTGTACGTACAATTATGGACATATTGATTCTTTACACTACCGTATTATTTCGCAAAGAATATTTATGGATGCAGTGGACGATAAAATGTGTTTTTCAAATATAAAATTAAGTTTCTCACACAAAAATTAAAAACAATGGCAAGAAAAAGCGATGTTTTCGGGATTTCAAAATTCGAGATAGGTGCTCCTGGTGACGGTGTCATGGGCAGCACACTCACAGAATTTAGTGATATAAAAGAAGGTTCTGCGACTTTAACCTTACCGCAGAGTGATACGGTTAAAATCTTTTCAGAAACCGCAAGAAAAACGCCGTACCGCGTGATTACGTCTGGTGCGACTGAGGGTCCGAAGTTACAACTCGAGATGCTGGGTATTGATTTGGCTGATTGGAATGGATTTTTTGGTGGCTCATACGATGTAAGTACCAAGAAATGGACATTCCCAACCAGTGTTACAGACATTTACAAATCAGTACGACTTACTACCAAAGCAACAGATGCTGCGGGTACAGTTTTGGTCTTTGAAATGCCTTATGCATTACTAACTGGTGGAATTGATAACACTTTGACTTTCAATGACTTAACACCAATCAAAGTAACTTTGGAAGCAATGCTTCCGGTTGCCGCTGACGGTACAGAAGGCGATGTTCTAACCGTACAACAAGTGTAATATTATGACAGCTACAGAAACTATTAGCGCAGCGGTACTTAACAAGCCGCTGCGGATAACAATCAAAGCAGCTCAAACAAAGAATACTATGGATTTTGTGCTTAAGCAGCCAACAATGGCACTACTCATTGAAGTCAGTACTATTCTTTCCGGCATTAATGTAAACGATATTCGTGACTTGCTCGACAGTAAAAATGTATTTCCATTTGTTGCGCGCTATGCTGGCACTGTTCTAACGGTAATTGCTATAATTTTAAGTGAGAATATTGATTATACGCAAAGAATATACGATTTCTGCCGTGATAATTTAACTCCGGCAGAGTTGTACGATTTACTACTTAATATAGTTACACGTATCGGAATTACCGATTTTACAAAATCTATCATTGGAGTGATTCCAATGAGCCTATACAATCAGCGGGAGATAATAGCTCGACTGTAATTACAACATTTAACCCATTTGAATTTATCGGAGGTTTTATGACGCAGTTCAATATGACTTATCAAGAAGTGCTTAATTCTCCATTCCAACGGTTAATTCTATTAGCAAACAGCCGCTATAGGCAAACGCCGCATAAAATAAAAGAGCAAAAGAACGCGACTGATATACTAACATTCGTGAAACAAAATAATTTACTCTAACATGTCATTAGTTACTGGTGATTCCGCTTTACATTTTGCAACGCATTTAGACAATTCAGGTCTGCAACGCGGGGTAAATTCCGCGCAAGGTATCTTACGCGGTTTTGCGCAAAATATCGGTAAAATGGACATATACGGTGGGCTAACATTTGCGGCAGTTTATGCCCTGCGGGAATTAGCAACTACCGCGTTCCAAACGTCTAAAGAATTTGAAAGTTCTATGCATGAAATTCAAACAATTTCCGTAGCAACTAAAAATGATTTTATCGGTATGTCGGAGGCGATTGTTTCTGTTGGTTTAGACGTACCGCAAACGTCAGACCAACTTGCAAAAGCATTTTACCAAATCGCAAGTGCGGGGTTTGATGGCGCAGCAGGTATTGAACTATTAAACACGTCAGCCCGCGCGTCAGTGGGTGGTATTACCGATGTACAAACGTCAGCTGACGGAATTACTACCGCGTTGGGTGCATGGAATTTATCAGCGGAATATGCTGATAGTGTGGCTGACAAATTCTTTAAAACTATTAAGTTAGGAAAAACTACTTTTCCTGAATTGGCAAACGGTTTATCGACCGTAGCAAACATCGCGGCAGCAAGTGGTGTTTCTTTAGACGGCGTATTAGCCGCAGTGGCAAGTCTTACGCAGAAGGGCGTACCGACCGCGCAGGCATTCACACAAATCAGGTCTGCAATAGTCGCCACAAACGAAGTTTTAGGGGACGGCTGGGGTAAGACCCTATCTTTACAAGAAGCATTCGGGAAATTGACTGAGAAGGCGGGAGGCAGCCAATCAAAGTTACGTGAACTTGTTGGTAGAGTAGAAGCCGTAAATGCCGTACTGGGACTAACAGGTACTAACAGCCTTACAGCTGCCTCACATTTGGAAGAATTGACAAATAGTACTGGTGCTGCGGCTGAAGCATTCGACATTATGATTACTACGGCGGAGAACCAAAGCAAATTACTTGCTGCCAACGTAGAAAATGCTATGCGTCCCTTAGGTGATTTTCTTATCGCCACATACACGGACATTACCACGTTTTTTAATGAGGCTTTTAAAACTGGTGATTTGGAAAAATTTGCAAAAATTGTAGCAGTTGCCTCTGCTGGTCTAATCACGTATAAAACAGCAAGTGCGGTGGCGACTCTATCGCAAATGGACTTATTACGCGCCGTAGTTCGTGCACGTAAAGCATTTGCAGCTCTGAATTTAGCAACCAAAGCTAATATCTACGTGCTCTTAGCCACTGCGGTAGTAAGTGCTGCCAGTGCGTTCGTTTTGTTCACAAACAACGTAGAAAAGGCAGAAACAGCGCAAGAAAAATTAAATAAAGTCAAAACCGAATCGCTAAAAAATATACAAGAAGAGAAAAGTAAGATAACGCAATTAGTCAAAATCGCGGGCGATGTAAACCGTAGCACCCGCGACCGCGCTCGGGCAATCTTTGCACTGAATAAAATCAATAAAGAATACTTAGGCACAATCACATTAGAGAACATAGCAACAACAGAAGCTACCGAAGCCGTAGAATCTTATATTAAAATATTAGAGAAAAAAACATTTGCGCAGTTAGCGCAGAAAAAATTATATGAATACGATGAGAAGATTTATAATTTACGTATAAAACAAATAGCGGCGGAGAAAAAAGCAGCGGAGAGAATAGAGACCGATAAATTGCCTACTTCTTATAAGGGTGGTAATATAGCTGTCGGAATCCAAATCGGACAAAATATAGAGGCGAAAAGGGTAGAAACTATTAAGAATGATATAGTTAATTTGCGCGCGGCGAAGAATGAATATTTAGCCGTATTGTCGGAATTAAAAGTCTCTATACTTGATACTCTCGATGACAATAGTGATACGGGTACTGGTGATACCAATCAGCCCGCACTAACTTATTATGCTAAATTAAAGTTAGAATTAGAGAACGCGCGCAAGGGCTTACTTGCACTTTCTAATGATACTAAATCTATAGATTTAGCTGCCGTAGCTGCGCAGAATAAAATTATACAAAATATAGAGAAGCAAATAAAGGAACAAGAGCAGTTATTAGGCATAACACAAGCTACCACAGAAGAATATGTTGTACAAGAACAAGCCGTGCAACAAATCACTGATATTGCGGAAGACAAAGTCAAATCCGCTGGCGTACAAACTGGGCATGCTGCCCAGTTAAGTAAATATACATTCAAGGAATTAAAAACATTAAAGAAAACGCTACTCTTACGCACAAAGATAAAGGATACAGTAGATTCAACAGTTAAGGGTACTGCCGAAGAATTAGAAAATGTAGAGAAAGAAATTAATAAACGGCTTGCAGGTAGTTTGCAAAATGTTTCAGGTTTTATCAACTCTATCAGTGATTCCTTACATGGTTTATCGCCACAAATAGCAGAATTTCTAAATACGATTGGTTCTGCCATTCAGGACGTTTCCAATATTATGTTAAGTGTTGGACGTGGTGATTGGTTGGGTGCTATTGCTGGTGGTTTCCACTTGCTAACATCAATATTTTCAGGTGATTCTGCACGTGAAGCCGTACAAGAAACTATTAGTAATTTAATTAGTGAGCAGAATAGGAAATTACAGAAGCAACTGAATATAGTTGCCAAATTGCGTGGCACTGATATATACGAAGGAATAGCTGACGCGGGCGCAGAAATTGATAAACAACTCGCTACAATCGAGAAGGGCATCGCACAACTACAGTCACGTGATATGAGTATATTCCGTGATATGTTTGGTTTAGATTTTAACGAAGAAATTACTGAATTAGAAGACCGTTACCAAGAGCTCCTCGACACCCAAAACGATATATATGCGCAATTGTATGAGACGGTAACAGGTACTACAAGTGATAGTATTACCGACAGTATATTGCAGGGATTTGCTGACGGAAAACTCGCCGCAGAAGATTTTGCGGCTGACTTTGAAAGTTTAATGAAACAATCACTAATGGAAACTTTCAAAATTCAATTTTTACAGAAACAATTTGACAATTTTTATAGCGCATTTGGCGAAGCCGCAGAATCTGACGGTATGCTGACTGTTAGTGAGATAGAGACCTTACGTACCATGTTCACACAGAATATAGAACAAGCGCGCGAGGGTTGGGATGCTATGCAAAATGTATTTAGCGATGTATTCGACAGCGCAGCGGGTGCGGATAGTGGGCAGGGTATTTCAGGTGAGCTACGCGCGTCTCTTACAGAAGCTACCGGAACAGTACTGTCCGGTACTTTAAACCACATAAGAGTACTTATAGACAATCACACGCAAATATACGCAGAAATGCGCGATTCTTTGCAAATTATAAGCAGTAACAGTCTCTACTTGCAGCGGCTCGAGAATATTGAACAATTACTCACAGAACAAAATGATAACCTGCGCGGGGTGGGTTTGCAATAATGAATTATGTACTTAAACGGAAAACATATAAGTAATTACGGTTTAACCGTGTTGAATATTACGGGAATATTCAACATGCCCGCACGATTGCCTGATATAGAACATGTATGGGTAGACGTAGCTGGCGTAGAGCCTTATGTTGCCGCGCAGAATATATATACTAAGCAGAATATAATTAGTGTTAAATTCCTTATGCGCGCGGGAGATATGTTCCGCCTACAAGCGCAACTACAAGAACTACTACTTGACTGTAATGAGTATATAATTATAGAGACCGACTACTCCACGCATACATGCATTTTGCGCGCGCATACGAAAGTCTCTATTATACATGGGAAATATGGTACTGATAGTGTTGCTGAGTTCACGTTCAAATTTTCTGAGGTGCAACAAGAAAATGGCACACCGCACCCATCAAATCCGCTGATAACTGATTCTGTATTTTGGTTAGATAAAGTTGATTTGTCATCGTATGGTATTGTGGTAGAGGATACTGCGGGTAATTTTGATTTCCCTGCAATGCAAAATGATAAAATCACAAAGTACCATTCAGAAAGTTTACAAGTAACCCCGCGCGGAAAGCGTGATATAAAACTAACTTGTACGCTATTAGCACCAACTATGGGTAGTGCACTTGCGCAGATGCGTGATTTCCGTGCCCATCTGTTACAAGATGGGTTACGTGAGCTAATGTTGCCTATCGCGGGCGTTCTAACGCCGTACAAAGTATATTCCACGCATGGTTTACAAGTTCGTGATATTATACAAAACAAAGAACAGGTAGCGGTGCGATTTACATTGCTATTAACAGAACCGAAACCCGAAGTACAAACGTACACACTCGACTGTTTGACAGACACCGATGACGTACAGATACTCACAACAGATGGCGATTGTATATACGTTGTGCGCGATTTTGCAGATACGAAGCCAGCAACAGTGTACTTATTTACCGAAGATGAAAATATACAACGCTATTTGTGGACTACAGAAGAATTAGATATTTCTGATGCTGCGTACAACGCGGCTGCAAAAAATATATTTATTTTTACAGTATTGGAATTATGAAACAATTAAAAACAACCGATATGGGCGGACACCCCATATATTACACAGATTTTGAATTTATACAAGAGCAAATACGTGAACTTGCGGAAGCGAGTTTTAAGCATTTGGTTTCTACCACTAATGTATTGATTCTTAACAGTGTGGAGTGGACAATCAGTACGGATGGGTACACAATTGAAATTACCCGCGCGGGGTGGGCGTTTTACAATGGTGAATATTTCTATGTACCATTGCATGCCGCGACCGGAGCCTCGCCGTCAGTTGCAAAATGGCAAATTGTAGAGACTTATGACCCGCGTGGGCATAAGAAATTCTATGAAACGTCAGTCGGTTATAGAGACGTTTATAATGTAAGAACATTACAAGTGGCATTCTTACCTGTTGCAATTAGTGCACCGCTATTCATAGACACAGAATTAGCCCACCCGCCTCCGGTAATTATAGAGACCGCGTGGGTAATTGCAACACTACAATCTCCGTATCTTACAGTGGGTTACCCATTTGAAATGCGGTATCGTAAGAATCAAAATGGTGATTTGCAACTGTATGGAATTGCCACGTCATCGCTCTCAACATTACACAATGTTGTAATGTTTGTTCTCCCGCTCGAATTCCGCCCACAAATTGATGTCATTTTCCCCATAACATGGGCGGACGGTACAGATGTGTACGATGGACATTTAGCGGTTAAAAGTAACGGAGAAGTAATGTATAGGGGAGTTAATCACTACGCGGCTCCGTACATATATGTAAATCACACGATTGTATTGAAGAATTTAGTATAATGAACATATACAGAGATAATACGGTAATTCATGTGGTTGTTTTGGACGAGAAATCAAAGCACA